CCATTGATCCTCTCTCGTCATGCCAAGCATGATAACCTTGCTGAGGCAAAGTTTTCTGCACATTTAAATAAACTTGTTGATATCTATAATGTAGAAGTTGTTCATACTTATCAATGTATCTCGCCAAACAGGAACTGACAACTTCATTATATGATCTCATGTATGGATAACCGCAAGCGTGGTCAAGCATAAACTCTTCAGTAACTAAACTGTTGTCAATTCTTGCATGTGCCTTTCGTTCCTTACCAAATAATCCTTTTCTGTTAAAGGTAGCACCACATTTATTTTGATACTCCCAATACTCAATAAAATCTGAGGTGTCATAATCAGTATCAAAGATACCGATAAAATCCTCAAACTTAGTATCAGTAATCATAACGAATCATTCTATCTAAAGATATTTAGGTACAAAAAAAGAGGTCCCAATAGAGACCTCCTTCACTTCCTTCACACGGTATACTATGTATGCAATTCACATAAGCACTTCCTTACAGATTCGTTTACATGATGCTTGGTGTGTATCGGTACATTCAATTAGACATTCGTAGTAATCGTTTATTTTTTCTAATTCGGTAGAATCCTCAAAGTGTGACCATTCATATAATTGATTTCTAGAAGCGAGATTGTTCATGGTTTTCCTGTGTGTAACTGCGATTCATAATGTAGTTCAAATTTGGGGTCATTTGTTCACCTCGTAATTCTATACTATCTATACTAGTTTGTCAGGAAATACTCACTTAATGCAACGAATATTATTGCCTACTAATTTATACCTAGGCATAAAAAAGACCCCCTTGTAGGAGGTCTGAAAGGGCATGTGGGACAACCTGCCCCACAACAACCTGACTCACATAAGGTTCGTGACCTGTACGCGACGGTAGTAACGGTTGGCGTTGGCGGTAAGTGCGCCTGAACCTTGGGTAAGACCACCAGAGAAAGGATTGGAGACCATGCCGTAGCGAGTCTTGAATCCAATTTTTGGTTGGAAGGTGTCGGGGTTGATCGCTCTGACTTGCTGCAGAGGAACATAAGGACAGTAGAACAGTCCAGCGTCATAAGGTGAAGTACCCTTATAACCAGAAACATAGAAGTGCTTATCAGCAACGTTTGCTGAGTAAGGATCAACATAGACCTTGATACGACCGTTGAGTGTACCAACCAGTGTGCTGGAGGTATCGTCAACTGCTGCAAGACCGTTGTTACCAGCAAGAGCAGGAGTGTAATCAAGTACACCAGCCATACCCAGTGCAGAAGCAACGTCGGCAGAACAAATCAGGATGTTGCCCTTGCCACGACGAGTTTGCTGACCGATAGCGTTAGCATCTCTTTCGATTTGGAAAAGAAGTCCTTTGAACTTCTCAACAGACCAGCGACCGTTGGAGTCAACGTCAAGGTCAAAGATACCAGCAGTAGCGGTATTGTTCTGAGCACCAGCAACAGCGTTTGTGTAGATGGTACGAACAACTTCACGGTTGATTTCAGCAAGGATTTCAGTGCTGAGGATGTTGCTGAGCTCTTGCTCGGCATCCAAACCATGAATCGCCTTGAGGTCTTGAGCCAGTTCGATGCTGTACTCAGCCTTCAGGGCGCGAGCACGAGCGGTTACGGTAACCTTCTCGATACTGAATCCCATCTCACGGAATGCAGTGCCAGAAGCGGCATCAGACAGTGCTTCAACAGTTGCCGTGGTCATGCCAGTGGCGTCGTCTGCTTGCTCATAGGTTCCAGCAGGGGAATCGTTGAGAAGTGCAGGGTTGTTGCCTTGGGCGTCGTTGGTTGCGTCAGACGCACCAGGATCGTATGCACCAGGACCGCCAGAGAAACCAGCGTTAGGCTCGTTGAAGAATGCTTCGTCGTAACCGCTAGCAGCAGGAGCACGCTCACTACCATAGTTGGTACGCATTGCGAAGATCAGTCCAGTAGGACCAGTCATTGGTTGAACGCCTGCAACATCATATGCAATGAGTTGAGGCATGGAGCGACGGATCAGGCTGATCAGCACAGGGTCGAAACCTGCTACTGGACCAGTTGCTGTATCGCCACTAGTGTAACCTGTGGTTTGCAGAGTTTCGGTAAGGATCTTACCTTCTTCTGCGATTGCTCTTTCTTGGTTTTCCAGAAGTTGTGCGACAACGCCTTTCTTATATGTATCCTGAATCTCAGGGAGAGAATCGTGATTAAGAACGGGTGCCCACTTTTCTTGGAGATTAGCGAATGCCATTTGAAATTTCCTTTTAAAAAGTAGTAGTGTTTAACAATTAATCATTTAGACCACATCTTAAGTGCATCCACGTATTTCGACATGGTGCCAGATGTAGTATCTTCTACAAGGGTCTCTCCTCTATCTTCGGTAGGCTCAGTTGTTTCCACAACCGCCTTGCGAGTAAAGTATGATTCCTTGATAGTTTCGACTTTAGATCTAAAGTCTTCTTCAGTTTCAAACTCAACACCCTCTGCCAGAGAAGCAAGCTTCTCCTTCTGAGTCTCTGCAAGACCTGCAGCACACTCAATCACAATTTCCATCTTAATATAATCTCCCAACTGCTTATTCAGTTGGACGTTGGCGTCGATTTGCTCGTTGAGTTTAGCTTCCATTTCATCAATCTCTCCAACCATACCATCAAGTAGGTTGAATTTCTCTTCAGGCACACTCATGTTGTGCTCTACAAAGAGAGTTTTTAGGCCAGAGAAGAATGACTCCGAAATCTCATTTTTGATACCGTGCTCAATAGCGAGGGAATTATCTTCCATCCACTTTTGAGCAGCATAAGATAAGTAGTCATCGACCTTCTCGGCCAATTCTGTTTTGACGCTCTCTACCTGTTCGGTAAGAGTAGCTTCAAATGCTTCTTGGAGTGCAGCAACTTCAGTGTTAACTTTAGCGGTTACTACTGCTTCAAAGATTGTTGTTGCACGTTGCCTGAATTCTTCTGAAAGGTTTTCACCTGCGACAAGAGCGTCAACATCTTCAGTAAAGTCGTACTCGGTTTCAGCGAGGACTTCTTCGCCATCTTCCGTTTCCTCCATTTTTGCAGATGCGCCACTAGGCTTAGTGCTAGGGACTGGTGCCTTACTTACTGATTTAGCAGCAGAAGCGCCAGCATTTTTAGTACCTTTCGCACCTTCTTCAGAATCAGAAGTGACAGCAATCACCTTATTCGCACCACCTCCAGAGGCGTCCATTTTTTCACCAGGTTTAGCGTTTTTGGTGACGGGATCAGAACCTTCGGTCACTTGATCCATATTATCTAACTCTTTATCGAGTGATTCAGACATTTGATCTACTCCGTTTAGCATTTGATTGTCTTTATTTATTTATAAATTATAAACTCTTCAAAAATGCTGCAAACGCGGAGATTTTACGCTCCTGCAGATTAATAAGAGTTGCTTGATCAATTTCATCTTTGATTTCTGCAACTGCAGATTCCTTTAAGATGCCATTTTCCCATACCCACTCCTTACCTTCCATAATGCCATCGACAAAAGCGTCGGGAGCAGAAGGATCTGCTACGATATCAGCAGCAGTAGCAAGCATGAAATCATCGGCAACTACATTGCAACCTTCTTTCTTAACAAGAGATCCCATTCCGCGTGAAGAAACACCCAGTTTGACACCTTCGTCAAGAAGAGATCTTGCAATGTTACCCATTGGAGTATCAAGGATCTGTGCCTTACCAATAAAGTTATTGCCTTCTTGATTGAGAGAAACAATTCTATGGGAAACGCGATCTAGGTTAATTGAAGGACCATCGGGATGACCTAACTCACCAAGAGCACGACCTTTTTGAATATAACTCTCATCATATTTAGCAACTTCTCGTGCTAATGTTTTCACAGGATACATTCTACCATTGCGGTTTTTAACCTCTGCTTGAAGAAATACTCCCTCAATGAAATGGCGTTTCTTACCTTCTCTATCTTCGGTAAGAAAATCTACGTTTAGAATCTCTTCACTAATCAGTTTCATCTGTCGTTTCCTCTTCTGGGGTATTGGTGGTTTCTAATTCACTTTCACTTTCTGGTGGATCTTCAGGTTTTCTACCGTCAACTTCTACAGTTTCTGGTCCTTCAGTGCCATCAGGAAGTTGATCTGCAACTTGATCCGCCGAATCTTGAGCGGTATCATCTAAATCGAAACCCATACTTTTTGCAAATTCAAGTTTCTTTGCTTGAATAGCATCATAGGTTACCGAAGCTAAAGCATCGTTAGTTAAATCGACTGCTTTAGATTTATCGTCACCAAAGATACGGTCAACAATTTGTTTCGCAATGTCAGAAGGCATGATATTTATATAATGTTATAGTTATTTATTATTTAAAATTCGGCACGTCTAAGGTCACTACTACTAGGACCCTCTACTTCTGCAGTTGTTTCCACTTGTTCTGGAGCTCCTGCTGCGGCATCGCCAGCAGCCATAGCGGGATCCATTTCTGCCATAGGATCAGCAATAATACCTGATTCCATCTCATCAGCGATTTGCTCATCAATTTCTTCAATCTCCTTATCAGTTTGTTTGAGCACTTGACGGCGCATATATTCCACAGAGAAATACTTACCAACAAATGGATCCATTGATGCAACTTGATTCATTCTTTCGTTGCGAATTTCAATCTCCTTTAACTCAGCAAAGTAATTATCTGCAACATAATCATATTGCACATGCTCCTTCATATCTTCCCACTCTTCTAGAGTGATGATACCCTTCAATACAAGTTGAGTTTTTAGTAGATCTGTAAACAATTCCCCGAAACGTTTGCGGAGACGAGAAACAAACTTTTGGAATTTAACTTCATCGCGAGTAATTTCAGCAGCACGACCAACGTTAAATGTAGTCTCTGTTTCTAAACGTGATCCAGGGACATTGAGTGACTTGTAGAGTTTCTTCTGGAAGTACTTAACATCCTCCAACTCACCTAGGTTTTGTCCACCAGGCAATGTTGTAATCTCAGTGCCACGACCACCTTCACGTCTAGGAAGCCAGAAATCTTCCAGCATAGACATGAATTTTTTGTCGTCTTTAATCTCACCAGTGTTTGCATCGTAAACCATCTTGTTACGATAGCGTCCCATAACTTCACGGAGATATTGCTCCGCTTTATTCTTAGGAAGATTGCCAACATCAATGTAGAAGATACGACGCTCAGGTGCTCTACTCAAACGATAGATGACCAGAGAATCCTCAATCATTCTCAGTTGGTTGACTGCCTTAATCGCCTTATGCAGGTGACTAAGAGTCATGTTTTTATTCAAATCCATAATGCCACTATGGACATAGCAGATAGAATCTGGTGCAATTTTCAATCCATTGGTTGTTGAATTCTTTAAACCCTTAGGATCATATAGAAAATAATCTGCACTCTTTGGTGATAGTTGTTGATTGAGTGGAAGACCTCTCAGCACTTCAGGTCTCTTCTGCTCAATTTCTGTAATTTTGCGAATCTTACGGGGATCGATATATCTCAACTCGATCATCCCATCTCCAGGACTCTCTGGATTAATTACTTTATGATAAAATAATCTTCCGTCAATATACCATCTACGGAAGATCTCATAAGATCTATTATCAAAATCTAGGAGTCTCAAAATTTCATGAAACTCTTCACGCATTAATTTTTTAATTTTGTCTGATGCTTTTAAATTAGAAAGCTCTAATTCAACAGGCACATCATCAAAATTACCACAAATTGTCTCATTGACAATATCGTCTACTGCACTATCACATTCTGGTTGCAATGCCATCTCTCTATAACGAGAGATTAATTGATACTCATTACGAACAGTGCCATCAAAATCTACTGTATACCCATAGTAACCACCACCTGATACAGGTTGTGATCCATCTAAACTATCTTTTTGTACGAAAGAAGGTCCCTTGGGGACCTTCTTTGCACGCTCTAGTGAAAAACCAAAGAGTTGAGATGACATTATAATTTAAATCTTAGTCCGTGATTCTATTTATCAGGATTGGAGATTTGCTATTTTACTAGACTGACGTTGACTGCACAGGTGCCCAATACTGGACTTGTAATTCAACAGTAAACTCTTCAATAGCATCGTTGTTACCGAAATCGAGATCGATAGCGGAAACGTTACTTGGGAATACGTTGTAGAATTTATATGACTTTAGAATTTTAGGATTCTCTGCATCCGACTTAATGTCTCTAGACAGTTGATGGACAAGCATATCAGCGAAGTAACCAGTGGAGTCAGTTGCATCACCCAAAGTTCCAGCAGCAGTAAAGTTTTCGTTTGCTGCTTGAATGCTGTTTGCCCACAGCTCAAATGCATTACGCATGGAGAATTTACTGTCATTCATAACAGTAATAGTCCATGGTTCGAATGTGCGATCTCCAGCAATCTTAAGCACTCTACCTCGGAAAGGCACTTCAACAACACCAATCTGTGATGCAGGTAAGTTTGCTGCTCTAACAGTAAAGTTACCAAAAGTTGAAAGATCCGAAGAGATCCCAAGAGTTGCAGGGAAGTTTAAATCTACTTGGAATAGATTAGGTCTAGCAAAGTCATTGACTATACTAGCTTTAAAGTCGTCAATCGTTCCTCTTAATGCCATGTTTTTAAAATTTCTCGTCTTTAATATTTAGTATTATGGAAATTTTGAGCAAAAAAAGAGACCCCGTAGGGTCTCCTGTGCTATGTAAACGTAATCAGGAAGCAACTTCCTCAAACGCAACACCAGTTCTGGTTGCTACGAATGTTAGAGTGATATAGTTAATAGTGCGCGTAGGCTTGACATAGATCTCAGCATAGAATTCACCACGATCTACAGATTCTGGAGGATTATTCTCAGAATCACACTTGACAAAGAAGTCAGTGCAACCACGACGACCTTGGACATCACGGAGATATGGCTCAACGATATTGAGGAATAAGTTTCTCTGTGCTTCATCATTCTGCTCAAAGAGTTGAGTCTTAGCAGCAGTGCCGATAACTCTCTCAATCACGAGGAATAAACGACGGACGTTGATACGGTCGAATGCAGAAGCAAAACCTTGACCAGTCTTATCACCGAAAAGGACGATGCCTTGACCAGGGAAAGAAACGATAGGATTGACTCTATTTGCATAGAGTGCGTCACGCTGAGTCTTGTTAGGAGTATATGCTAGTCTGATAGCATTTCTCAAGACACCGCGAGCAAAACCTGCAGGAGAATACCATGGTTCTGCAACCTCAGTAGTCTGGACAAGGAGACCAGCAATGTCACCGTTACATGGGACATAACGATAGACATCGTTATACTTATCGTAGATATACTTATAACCCGAATCAAATACAGCGTAACTGGATGAGGGGAGTAAATCAAAATATTCTACAAGATTGTTTGTAATCACTGTAGTGTTACTGATGCCAATAACATCAGATCTCTTAGGTGAGAAGAATGCCATGCAATCACGACGCTGATCAATAAGAGTCATCAGAGTTGTTGCCTTTGCAAGTGCCTCTTCATTTGTTGCTCCAGCAGGACCAGAGAGAACGAAGTCAATTGTTTGTGACTCTGGGTCAGAAACAAGATCATATGCAGCAGCGATATCGCTAGTGGTCAACGTAATTGTGCCACCAGGAGCAACGTAATCAGCACCACCACCTAAACGATAGTAGAAACTAGCATTGTTTCTACTACCTACAGTAGAATCGCCAGCAGGATAGTTTGTTGTGCCAGCTGCACTACGGATAATATTGAAGTTTCTATTGACAGCAGATAAACCCCAATCTCCAGCAGCAGCATTTCCTGCAGTGCCTAAGAATGCACCAGTTTCATGCTTACCCCAATAAATGTAATTGGATTTTTGCTTAAGAATTTCCTTGTAGTAGTTAACTTCACCCACAGAAGTTTTAGCATCAGATGCTTTGGAAAGACCAATATATCTTTCCAATACTGCACCAGGAGTGCCAGTAATTTTTCCATCAATATCTAAAATAAGGATGTGCATTTCATCGTGCCAACCACCAACTGAATTACTATAGATTGATGTAGCAGGACGGGGAGCAACGTTGATCCACTTTACACCAGGAAGATACTCACGCTCGGCATACTCTTCACGGACGGAAGTAATAGCAACAGCAGTAGAGTTGGTATCAGCAATACTGTCAGCAGCAGCAAACTTAATGCTGTTTTTATTTAAACCAACTAAGAGTTCTCTCTTGGCCGTAGCGATTGTTGCGCTGATTCCAGTTTGTGCAATGGTGTCACTACCTTCAGCAATAATACCAGTAACGCCACCAGCAGGAAGACTAATCTCAAGGATTTTATCTGCAGCATTCCATGCAAGGACATTTACATCTTGTGCAGATCCACCAACAGTGAGATCGGCAGTTGTGCCAGCAACAAAGTTACCAACAACAGAAGAAAGAGTTAACTTAATGGAATACTTGTAGACTCTACCTGCAGCACCACTAGTTGCAGACACTGCCTCATCGGCAACAAACTCATGCTCGTTACCTGAAGAAGGTGCGGGAATTGCTCCAATTTGATCTGCACCAGCATCAGTTACGAAAATGCCAACAGAATCACCGAGTGCGCCAGGAGTGCGGGATGCATAATTCCAGGTAGTGCTTCCTCTGCTTTCGTAAACAGTTTCATAGTCTTGAAGATTTTTGATCAACTCGGCAGTTTGACTACCACTTACAGAGTTCTTAAGAAGACTACCTGCAACTCTAATAGTCTTTAGAAGACCACCATATGCAAGGAACTGAGAAGCGGTATACCAAAACTCAAAGTTTTGATCATCTGGCTCACCAAAGATATTGACAAGTTGTCTCTCGCTAGAGATATTAACAATCTCTTCTACAGGACCTCTGTTAAATGGAGCAGCAATAACCCCCACATTAAAAGCCGATGGAGTAGTTACCGTTGATAGGTCCCTTTCCTGAATAACTACACCTGGCGATAGCTGATTAGATGCGCTCATATTTAATAACTCCTAAACTGTTTCAGCAATTGTCTAAAGTTATTTATATTTTTGAAATCTTATCTATACTCCCACATATATGACTTCTCTCCATACTCTGCAGTTTGCCAAACATCTCCTTGTGCATCTGCAAAATACTCGTCTCCCAATCCATCATCCATAAAACCAAAGGGTGCCATATCTTGCTCAATTGATTCTCTTTGATCTGCATATATTCTTGCTCTCACATCATTATCATTCAATTCTCTGAAATATGGTTGCATGGTCATCCACGCAAAAATCACCATACACATTGCCAAGTCATCGTTACAACCTTCTTCTGCTTGAAAAGATACTCCCTTTTGAATGAAAGTAGTTAATTCTGCAATACAATCATAATCGGGTACTTCTAATTTATCATCTTCAATTAAAACTTTTAGGTTAGAGCAACCAATAGATTTGACTGCTGTGGACATTTTAATTCCCATTTGAGTTTTCTTACCAGAAAATCCCTGACCCAATTGTTGTCCTGCACGACCACGCATAGCAACCATGAGAAGATTTTCATACTCCAAATCATATTGAATAATATCGGCAACTTGACCACCAACATCATTCACTTCCACCAA